GTGTAATTCCTCCTGCACTTGCAAGTTTAATGGCATCTGCATTAGTTCCATCAGCAACCAAATCCAAATCGCCATCAGCATTACTAAAAATATGCGTACCAGTATCATTAAAGTATAACTTTTCAGTGCTACTGATAAGTATGTCATCAGAGAATTGAAAATAATCTTCATCTTCCATCCATGTAAGTACACCATCATTGCTCTCTCCATCGAATGTAATTGCAATGTCTGTTCCTGCTGTGGCTGCACCAAAGGTTAATGTATTACCTAATAATTTAGTTATAGGACCACCTTCATTGGCTGTGCCATCATGTGTGTGTCCAGTACTAGATTGGAAAACTGCTAACAGTTGATTAAATTCATCATTGCTGTGTGCAGCTGTGATTACGTCACCATCAGTAAACGATGATTGTCTTGTGTACGTTGCTCCCATTTACCTTCTTGCTCCTAATTGATATTCTAATTGAAATCCTTTTAACGAATAAGGTGCTGTTGATGCATTATCATTTACCCTTAATGCAACAGCAAAACCTGAACCCTCTACAGATTGTCTTAACAATGGCTGTGATGCACCACCATATGTAGGTGTACCATAAGTAGATGCACCATATATAGCTACAACATCTTCTGAATCTAAAGGATACGCAGCAGGTCTAGATGAATTTCTATCTTCATAATCATACCTTACAAACATATCAGCATTAATAGCTGATTCAGGTTTATAGTTTACTATAACCCTTTGCATATGTTTGCGTATTCCGGGATCACCAAATGTTAAATCAGGACTTCTATATCTACCTGACACAGCAGTGCCATCAAAATCATTGCCCTTTTCTTGCCTATGTATGTATCCGTCATATCCACCATGTAAGACTAATACATCTCCTGCTTCTACAAATGTATCTGTTGATGCAGGTTTAATACCTCGTAACTCTGAAAACTCAAAGTTCTGTCCTTTCATAACACATATAACACCTCGTGTGTTATCTTCACTTGTTCCATCTTTAGGAAAAAATATCCTATACTGTGTTTTGTCAGGTATAACTACTGATTCAAATAATTCAGAGTCAATTAAATTTTTGTCAAATATAGATTGTACATTTGCACTTATAGTTCCAAGTTCAACGTCACCAATTCTAGCTGTACCTGCAACAGTTCTTAATCCATCAGGTCCTAAAAATATTAAGTCACCTGCAAATTCTTGGATTGTGTCACCATTTACACATCCTATGTTTCTAGTAACAGGAGTTATAGCAAAGTCACTTGACGTACTTCCTGATAACTTAAATATTCTATTCTCACAAAATATAAATAAATCATTACGGAATGCTTTAAGTCCTACTATAGTATCATCAACTTTAATACTACCTGCACCACTACCACTATTAAATGCATCTTCATCAAAAGGCTGACTAAATACTAATGTTTGTGGAGTGCTTGACATTCCTGCATAAAACATATGGCTTTTAAATGCAGTTACAAATTTAGCACCTTCTACAGTAGACTCTGTAACATCTGTGGCTGATAACGATGTGTTAAAAATAGTTGGGTCATTAACACCATCTGTTATAAGTATTTTATCATTACCATCAAAGTTAAATCTTTCAAATGTATATTTACTTGCACTTGTTCTACCTGTATCTCTTTCAGTCCAACTTTCTGATACAGCATCATCTACAGCATGGTCTGCAGCAGTTGTAGAACTTGTTGCTCTTGTTACACCTGTAAAAGTAGTAGCTGTAACTCCTGTGTAAGTAAATATTTCAGAGTTAATCTGTAATGTACCACTAGAACTAAAGCCTGTTGTGCTATCTACAGTAAGTGTTCCTGAACCTGTCATGCCTGTTCCTGAAACTATTTTAAGAGATAGTTCAGTAGATGCAGAACTAAATATTTTTTCACCTCTAGCAGCTAATACATTATTATTAAAAAAAGATACCATTAAAACTTTTTCTGTAGATGCAGATGTTTGAGGTACTATATGATTTACAAATTTTCTAAAGCCACTTATTCTTCTGTAGCCACCTTCAATATCAGGTTCAAAGTTTAACAACTCTAATGCCTGTCCGGGTTGCATAATAAATGTAGAACGACTTTTAACTAAACCACCTTCACACACAAATGCTGAAGGAGATGTTTGCGATTGGTCAGGCATATTAAGTTATCCTTAGTGGTGTGTCTGCCCCTGTTAAATAACCTGATCTAGGTATATATGTAGACCTTATATAATCAAATCTATTTACTAGTAATGTTTGCATATTTTTTATACCTTGTTCAAATCTTTGCATGTTTAATTGATACTGTGATGTTTCACCTCTATACTGATACACAAATGCTGTTGCACCGTCTGCTATTATAGGTGCAAATCTGTCAGGTATAGTTGTTGTATCACTATGTGCTGACATATCAGTAGGAAATGTAAAATAGTCGTATTTAATTGTAAAAGACTTGTTTGGAAAGGAATGTAAAAGATAATTATTATCAGGAGTTCTGACTATAAATTGAGGTATACCACCGTGATCAAATTGTGCTACTTGTACTCCACTATCGTGAGCAGATGCTGTTGTTCCATTAGCACCTCTAGTTGCTCCTGTAAAGGTCGTAGAAGAGCCTATTGCTGTGTAGGTTATCTGTTCGTTACCTACAAATAATGTACCTGCACTAGCAAAGCCTGTAGTACTTGCAACAGTAATTGTAGTAATTGAATCTGTGTGTGATTGACTTAGTGTAGTTGTTTCTATTTCATCTTCTTGTGTAATATAAGAATTTACATAATCATTATAATTTAATATTCTTAGTCTTCCACCACTTGTACCTAAGTCACTATCTTTAACTAATCTAAATGTGTTATAATCTACAGTTTTAGCATCTGTAGGTATGCTGTATTTAATAGTACCTGCTGTTAATGTCTGTGTTTTAGTTGAGTGATTAAAAGGGTACTGAAATTCTTTTTGATTTATATATCTTATAGCTTCATTAACTGCATTCTGACATTGTACTTGAATACCTCTAGCAGACGAAAAATTAGCAGAAGTTAGGGCTACTTCATTTAGTCGTGCTATTACTCTATTTGTATGTGTAAGAAAACTCTCAGCCATTATATATCCTAAACGTAATATAAGAGGGCAAGTTGCCCTGCCCTCCTAGTGTATAGTTGAGTTACGCTAATGTATCTCTATCTACTTCATTTGCTCCAAAATTCGTAGCACTTTGACTTGTACAGTCTACAAGGATAGCGAACATTCTTAATGAACCTCCTGTAGTTGTACCTGTCATTGCTTGAATTTCAAGATCAAGAGTATCCGATGCTCCAACCATCACTGGTCCACCTTCAGCAGATGCTGCAAAGTCACCAACGGATGCACCATCAAAGTCAAAACCATCAACAAAGTTGTCGAGGTCTCCACCTGTAATACCAAAATCAAAATCAGTATTAGATGATGTACCTGCATGGGCTGTTAGAACTTCCAAACCTGCATGTAGTATTAAGTGATTTGCAGGAATAGTTAATCCCGGAATAACATCGTTAGCTGCAAGAGCAGTACCTTTATCGGTAGTTGCTTGAGCAAAGTCTAGGACACCTTCAATCATAAAAGGTTGACCCGGTAGACCTGCTTTACCTGCTCTGCCGTAAGCTCTAACTGTAGAAGTTGTATTATCTCCTAATGCCATAGTCTAATCTCCCTTACGCTAAACAATATGCAGCAGTTACGATAGCTTCAGGTCGAAGTATCTTTCTGCCATACAAATGCATACCACGAACAATATCAGCAAAACTGTCAGGGTCTCTGTAAGTTTCTGTCTTATTAATTTGTTCAGCAGTTGCTATAGCCGAAGAATGACCTGCTACAATAATACCAAAGTTTGAAGCATTCTGACCACCTGTTGTCGCAGGACCTGTGCCTAGTGACGGAAGGTTGTTAGAAGTATATACTTTAAAACCATGTAAATTATTTATAACAAGACCATTTTTCAAACCACCTGTATCTCCACCAAAGTCTGCGTTTAGAAGTCTTGAGTCTTCATCTTTTAACATTTCGATAAAAACTGGATCAAGAACTAACCACCTACTTGCTGTGTCAACATTTTGTTGGTCTAATAGTCTAGACATACGTGCTATAACTTGTAATGGAAATGCATTACCAGTTGTTCCACTCTTAGCCGCAGTTGCTCCACCTGCTCTTGGCTCAAGTCCAATAGCTTGGTTTGCAGTACCTGCAGTACCATTAGCCTGTGTAAAATCAGAGGAATCAAGTGACATTGAAGTCAATAATTCTGCACCAACTAAGTTAGAACCACTAGAAGCTGTAGATACAGCTTTAGCACCATTTACTGTTGTGTTAACAGCACTAGCAGCACTGTGAAGTGATGCTTGTTTAAAACCTGATAAGTAACCAAGAACGTCTTGGTCAAACTGATCAGCTAGTCTATAGGCAGCTCTATCACTAGCTAACTGTTGAAAGTTAACGTGTGAATGTGCTTCCTCAATATCGTCAACCTTAAATGCAAAGTAATTAGCTTTGTCAATTGTTAGGCTGAACTCTTCATCGTCAAGGTCTTGAGGTGTAATTGCTGTACCTCTTGTATAAGCCTTAACTGTAATTTCAGGTTCTTTAATAACCTTAACGGAATCACCCATGTTAGCAATTTCGCCAAAGTAATCGGAATTAGTGATTTCTTCAACGACTGATGACTTGCGAAATGCAAGTTGCACCTGTTTGCTGTAAATAACTGGGCTAAAATTTCCATTAGGAAGGTTACCGTAACCTGTCGCAGTAGAAAATGCCATTTTATATCTCCTATATTAGCATAGTTTACAGATGCAAAACACACAAATTGATTAGCAGGGCTGACTTACGTTAGGTGCATACTACACAAGCCGTACATTCTTATGTATAATGGGCTAAGTTTATCAGGTATTCTATTAAATTATTGTTGTTTGCGAGACACATAAGTATAGGTACTCACGTATTTGTGGGCTATACTTATGTTATATACTATAGTTATACTCATAAATTACTGTTTGTCAACAGTTTCTTTTGGTACTTCAACAAAAGTAAAGTTTACACTAAAAGAACGTCTTTCTCCTTTAGTT